CTGAGTCGAATGCCTCGTCTGCTAAGGATCTTGCACGTTTGAATGCTGCACAGGCTGATATTATGGAGCTGAATCGTGACTTTATGAAGTCTACGGAGGCGTATCGCCTGGACGAGTATATGGCTCGTGTTGCACGGTTGAAGGAGGAGTATTTTGGCCTTCGTGAGTATAATGTTAAGTATTTGAATAGTGAGTATGAGGCCGGTATTGCCTTGACTTGGATGCGTATTTTTGAGACGGCCGCTCGTGCGGAGAATATTGGTATTGAGAGCGATGTTGCGTCCCTTCGTCTTGCAGATATGCAGAATTGGTTTAGCGTTAACTGGAAAACGAAGGTTAAGGTTCCCCGCTACGATGATAAAGGTAAGCAGATTGGTGTTCAGGAACTTACTGGTAAGGAGATTTTTGCTACACTCCTTAGTCTTGACCTCTCTGAGGCCGATCTGTCGCGTGGTCTTAATCGTTGGCGTCTTCGTAGTGAGAAGAATGCACTTGGCTATGGTATCCTTCGTACGCTCGTCGGTGTTGGTGCTGGTGTTGCTGGTGCTGCTGCTACAAAGGGTCTCACTTCGACGCCTCCTGTTGAGCCTCGTGATTATGATACGTATCAGGAGTCATATGACCGTCGTGGTGATTATGTTGGTGGTACGCATGTTCGCCGTCGCTATTTGCGCGAAGAATGAACAATATTTGCGCGGTTTTGAACTTGTGCTGAGTAAGTTTTATGTTTATCTTTGCGCTGTAACCTTTTAAAACGTACAGCTATGAAGACAGAAGAAAAAACAAGTATGGGCGCAGTCGCTCAGGTTATCTTCCGCCCCTCTATGGAGCGCAGTGGGCATTATTTCTTCCATTATGGCCATCTTGCTCCCCATGGCACTTTTGTTGAGGATTTTTGTGGGAGCCTTCCGGAGTTTTTGGAAGCTGCTGGCGTTCCTCCTGAGTTAGTAACCGCCTTTGTGGGGGATATTGGTGACTCTGAAAAGGCGATTTGTGACTTCGGCTATTTTTCGCAGGAGCGTTTTGAAAGCTTTATGCATAGCTTTATCCATTGCTGTGATGGGGTCCGGCTATATCCGGGTATGATGGTGATGTCTTTTAATGGAAAAAAAGATGAAGACTGATGATTCGGCCTATCGTCGTCGTAAGTCGTCGAAGCGCAAGAATGGCCCGCGCGTTGTTACTCGTCCGCTCCTCGGACATGTATTGTGACGACTACGAAGTAGTAGAGCTCTGCCCTCGTGGCAGTTAAACTGCTCGTCGGCGTCGCAATGCAAAAACAGATAGAGCAAGCAGACACATACAAGGACGCTCCGGAGGAGCGCTTGTATATCCTTGTATGTGGATGCGCTCTATCGACCTTTGCATAAGACGCCAGAGAGCTGTGAAACTGCTCAGAGGCAGAGCAAGAAAGAAAGAAAGATCCGGCAAGCACTCGGCGCTTACCGCCGAAGTGCGAGCCGGATTAGATCTCCCGCGAGTCGTACGAGCTCTTTTGAACGCATCGAGCGCTTACCGCGAGATGCACATATTCGATGGCTCGTTTGTGATAGCGACGGTTACGAATCCATGCGCGACCGTACACTTTTGTTCTTGCTTACCTTTTTCTTTTAATACTTCCATATGTGTACGTCGCCCCTTTGGATTCGCAATCGTCGTTATTATAAGCGAGACATCACCTTTGAGGAGATTGCGGTTCAGCTCGCTGAGCATCCTGGCGATCTTGCCCGTCAGCGCTTGCTCGTTCCTTGCGGCAAGTGTGAAGAGTGCCTTCGTGATGAGCGCAATGCGTGGTACGTCCGTCTTGAACGTGAACTTGCGCGTTGTCGGGACGAGCATCGTCAGGCAGTATTTGTGACAATAACTATTTTTCCAAAGCTTTATGCGGTTGCAGTCCAATTTCCTTCGGCTTTTATTCGCGCTTGGAATGAGCGTGTTCGGCGTGCTTTCGGTAAAAGCATCAAGCATGCCTTCTTTCAGGAATTCGGCACCCATCCTGTTACAGGAGATGTGCCCCGTCTCCACTTTCATGGGCTCTTGTTCGGTCTCCCCTGTTCCTATTCGGAGCTTCGACGTGTCGTTGGTGACCTCGGATATATCTGGATTAGTAAGGCCTCCCATAAGCGAGCCCGGTATTGCGTTAAGTACATTCTTAAAGATGTCGGCGCTATGGTCCCCGAGTACTTGCAGCAACGTGACTGGTATGACCCCCGGATTTATCGACGTAAGTTCGTTTCTGCTCATGTTGGCGATTATCTTGGTCGCAGGCCTCGCCCTTCACTTCGTGTTTCGACCTGGTCTTATCTGGATTTTGCGAGTGGTACTCGGTTTAACTATCGCATTCCTCGATACTATGATAAATATATGGCCGAAGAAGATAAGCAAGCCCGGGAACTTCGTTCTTCTTGGTATTATTCACATACTTGCGTTCTTCCCCTGGTTTGTCGCATCATTGATAAACTTACTGAGGTACAATTTGGTGCTTCAACCTTGGCCCGTTGGCGTCGATATTCGCATCTCTCCCCTCGGTTGGTTCCTTATTTGCGTACCTCCGCTCCTTCTTATTGCACTGGTGATCTTCCTAGTTGTCTCCTGAGTCCGGACGTTTCAAGCCGAATTTTTTCGTCTATTCGGCGTAGAATAGTCGGCTCAGATGACAATCTTGGAGATTACATGGCAAGCTTGTATTTTGAGAAGGAGTACGATGATTTGTTCTCATGTTTAACTCTTAAATATAGTTCGTGATGGCTAAGCAGCCTTATATCTCGCATGTTGTGAATGGTTATTCGCGGTATGACTTGCCGGAGAGTGTGGCATTTACCTGCACTCCCGGCATTCTGTATCCTGTGCGTGTGGACTTTATCAATGCTCGTGACCGTGTGACAATTGACCAAGGTATTGATGTCCGTTCGAATCCTCTCGCTGTACCTTCGTTCAACCCGTATACGGTGCGTCTACATCGTTTCTGGGTGCCTTTGCAGTTGTATCATCCTGAGATGCGTACTAATTCCAGTGCGTTTGACATGAACGATCTCTCGTTGAATTTCTTGTTTAACGCTACTCCTGGACTTGGTTTTTATGAAGCTGGTGCTATTCAGTCAGCTTATCCTAATTCTTTGATGTCGTGGTTGTATGGAGCCTCTCGTGATATTGCTTATAGTGGTTCTTCAATGACTCCGGTAAACTATTCTAAAGTTAGTCTGTCTGATCTTTCTAACGTGCCTCCTACAACGAATATTTGGGTGAATGCTGATCCGTATCTTGCATATTGGGATATCGTGCGTAACTATTATTCGTTCTCGCAGTGCAAGACGTATTCGTTTGCTTGGCCTGCGTCTTGGTTTCTTGATTATGTCGATGCTGGTGGTTCTCCGAATTATGAGGTTACGGCAGCTCCTACGCGTTATTTTACGCAGCGTTATGGTAACTTGGAGTATCTTGATGCATATTATGAATCGCAGTTCTATCCGAATGCTGTGGCGAGCTCCGACGGTACGTACAATCGTGGTAATTTGTTTCTTCAGATTGTGGATTCGGATTTAGATGCTGTTGTTTCGTCGTCTGAGTCTGATGGCTACCCCGTTCCTTCTTTGTCTCGTTTTGCTACTTCTGGTGTCTTCACTTATCCTATTTCTCAATTTAATGCAGACACCCCGCCGGTTGTTACGAATGCTACTGGATATTCGTATTTGAGTGTTGCGCATCCTATGGCTGTTGTCCCGTCGTCTCCTGATCGGTTTAGTCGTCTGCTTCCTCCCGGAACTTCGAATAGCGCTGTGTCGATGAGTGGTGTTACTACGATTCCGCAGCTGGCTGTTGCTGCACGTTTGCAGGAATATAAGGACCTCCTTGGTGCTGGTGGCTCTCGTTATAGTGATTGGCTTGAAACGTTCTTTGCCTCTAAGATTGAGCATGTTGACCGCCCGAAGTTGCTCTTCTCGGCTTCTCAAACTGTGAATGTCCAGGTTGTCCTTAACCAGTCTGGTCGTAATAATAATGCTGATGCTTCCCAGGCTCTTGGTCAGCAAGGTGGCGCTATTGCCTTTAGTTCGAAGCTTGGCCGTTCGCAGTCTTATTATTTTCGTGAGCCTGGCTATATGATCGATATGCTTAGTATTCGTCCGGTGTATTATTGGACTGGTGTTTTGCCGGATTGGGCTCGTTATCAAGGTGCAGATTATTTTAACCCTGTGTATAATGATATTGGTTATCAGGATGTTCCTTTGGCTCAGCTTGCTTACGATTTTCCTTATGCTGGGTTAACTTCTGTTGCTCAGGAGCCTTGTTTTAATGAGTTCCGTGCCTCTTATGATCGTGTGCAGGGTCAGTTTGCTTTTGGTGAAGTTACGCCTGTTCTTGAACGGCCTTTGTATTCGTATTGGGTTCAACAACGATCGGCTTCAGTTTTTGGTTCCTCGACGGCTTTGAAAATTTTCCCCCTTTTGTTTGTTGATATGTCTACGGTGAATAGTCCTTTTGCGTCGGATGTTGAGGATAACTTTTTTGTGAACTTGTCGTATTCGGTTAGGAAGAAGAATCTGGTCAATAAGACGTTTGCAACGCGTCTTGCGAATCGTTGATTATGAATAGTGCTCTGTTGGTATTTGTGATTTTTATTGTCTATTTCTTTTTGATGCTTTCTAATTCTTTGCGTGATGATTGAGTATTTAGTTGAAGATCTCCCCGAATATGTTTCCCGGGGGCAGCGTATTCGTTCGATCCTGGACGGTTCAGGCAATGTTGACATATTGCCTGGTCGTCCTGATGTTCAGGCTGGTCAGAGTGATTGGTCGAAGGGCGAAAAGTTTGATCCCGAGATTAACTTTGATCCGAATTCTTTTTCGCGTATGGATAAGTTTGACGGTGTTGAGGTTGGTCAGGAGTTGATTGAAAGTGAACTGTCGTCTCGTCCTGCTAAGGCTTCTGAGGCTGCTGATTCGAACGCTTCTGAATCTGCTGATTCGAATAGTGAAGAGAAAAAATAGTGCCCTTTACTCGACAATATATGTTATGTGCGCGGGCATTGTCGCAGAGAGATGCAGTGAACTGCGTAAAACCTCTGTCCATAGCTATATGTGATGCAACTACTGCGGTAGTGTCCGCGCTTTTCTCTATCGTTCTCTTTATGTCTAGATTTACAGATTTGATCACGTCAAAAAAGTTTTGGACGTTGATTGCGGCGATTGTTGCAGCCCTTGCCGCGTTCTTTACCGTTGGCTGCGCTGTCCAGGCTAAGGTGCATCGTGACGGTGTTCACATTGACACTGTCCGTGTCGATTATATTATTCGTTCTCGTTCTTTTACTACCCCGTAGTTATGGATCCTATTGTTACAGGTGCCCTTATTGGTGCTGGTACGTCGATATTAGGAGGAGGAGTCTCTGCGGCTGGTTCTGCTATACGTACTAAGAAGCAGTGGCAATATCGCCAGAAGGAGATGGCGTTGCAGCAGGAGTATGCCCTTGCTCAGATGCAGAAGCAATATGACTATTGGAGGGAGCAAACGGATTATATGAATGAGTATAATGATCCTTCGGCGTTGCTTGCCCGTTGGCGTTCTGCTGGTGTTACGCCTGCCGGTGTCCTTGGACAGTCTGGTGTTGCTGTCTCCGGTAATTCCGCTTCTGGTCCCGGTTCTTCTGGTCAGGGTGTAGGTGCTGCTGGTATGGATGTTCATAATTCCTTGGGTGCTCTTGGCTCCGGTATCACAGCTGCTGGTGCTGCTTCTGGTGAAATGATGCTGGCTCGCACTGGTGCTGAGCGTAATCGTGCTGCTGCGAATCGTGACAATGCTGAGGCTGATCGTTTGGCTGGTGACACTCACTCTCTCGACTGGCGTGCTTCCATGGATGCCTTTAATTTGTCGCTTGCTGAGTCGAATGCCTCGTCTGCTAAGGATCTTGCACGTTTGAATGCTGCACAG